AGTTCCCTCGTAGTCCAAGACCCAGACAGAGCGCCAGGCAAGCGACCCGATTCAGTCTTGAAATAAAAGAAAGTGTCCTTCTGACTCCTGTAAATGCTAATCATCTTAATCCTTAGTTCTTCTCAAAGAGAGGGTTCCTGCGGTGCACAGTGCCTCTGTACGTTGTTCGCCCGTAGTCAGGTCTGCGTATACCGCCTTTCGCTGCCCAAGACTTCCTCGCTAACCAGCGGCGCTGTCTCTGAGCTTCTTGTTCTATCTTCTGGTTCACCTCTTTGTACAAAGCAAAGCAGGTGCTTTTAGCTTCTGCCATGAAAGAAGCGAACGCCTCTTCTGGTAAATCCGGTATAGCTGAGTCCTCGTGCGTCCAATTCGGCATAGCCTGCAAGAAAGCTTGAGACTTCGCACCCTGAAGTGTATTGTCTACCGCTGAGTCGTATGAATCAAAAACGATGTAATCGTCATTGAACGTCGTCCAGTACGTTGGCTCTTTATCTGTGCGTATCTTCATTAGTACGCCAGAGCTGTGTGCGTACTCGGTTACATTGCTTTCGGTTTCTTTACGAGCGTTCAGTACATCCATGAAAGCATCCGTCTCTAGGTACAGAATTTTCGCGTACTTAGCGGCTGTATCCGTGGCATCTTGAACATCGTACCGTATCCAGAATAACTCTTTTGTGTCGTCTGGCAGTCGCAGATAATGCGGAGTACTCGTATCAGATACACTCACGAGCGTATCGAGCCTGTTCAGATGCGGCCAAGTCCTGTTAGTAACCATTGACTCGAAGACAGTGCGCACAGTCTGTGCAATCTGCTGCGACTCCACGGTATCAGAGATGCTATTCACTTTATCCGAATCCATGTCGTTCATTATATCCTGAACGATTTCGATCAAAGTTTTACGCACGTTAGGTTCCTTTACTTATACGTTGAATAGTAATAGCGGGAGCGGTTACATCCGCTGTGTTCGCGTCAGTCTTTAAAAAGATCTGTGCGTTATTAGCCATAAAGGTAGCTAATGAGAAGTACCCGAATGATACAGATACAGTCTTATTAGTCCCTGCTGCAATACTGATCTGACGATCCACAATAACAATACTCGGCGAAGCAGCTCCACCGATGTCTAATTCCATCTCTAAAATACTAGCTGAACCTGTTACACTCGTAATAGGAAGATCCAAGCGTAAGAGATAGCTATCGCCTAAACCTGAAGGCAGTAATTCATCTGCGGTTGTATCCCAGAAGTTAGTTACATCCACAGGGAGATACCCTGTTTCTGTTGTGCTGCCAGCCCCATCAATACTGAGTTTTGATGCAGTCGTTGTGAATGTTTGTGCAGCAGCGTTATCTTTGTAGTACGCCCACCCTGAGACTCCGAGGTCGTTCGCTGAAGTCCACGTACCGGAGCCTGCTCCGTTCGCCACGTAGACCTGATTGGCTCCCGCACTAGCAACACCTTTCGGTTCATGCAAGTCAGCGCCAGTTAATGTGCTATGTGTTGCCATATTGTTTCCTTAAGAGGGTCGGGGAGCCGAAGCCCCCCTTCCCTGAGCATTACGAGCTTAACTTCAAGTACGTAATGATTACTTTTGCCTCTCCAGCAGTCGGAGCGTAGGTTGTAGCAGACGTACCGCTTAACTCGACTGAAACAGTCGTGTCAGCAGCAAGTCGATCAGCCCACGTACCTGCGAGGTCAGCCGAGAGATCCTGGTGTCCAATGGACTCCAAGTCAGCATCCTCAACAGGAGCACCGTTGGTTGCAGCACTTCCATCCGTACCGATGTTAACAACGTTGTCGTCGTTCGGGAAAGCAGAGAATGCTTCCGTTACGATAACGTCAACGCCAGTAACAACAGAACCAGCAGGAATGTATGCAACACTGTCCAGATAAGTACCGGGAGCGCTAAGTTCAACGTGCGTGATATCAAACGTTAGTTGATTCGCAGCACCTTCAGTCTTAACGGTTCCGACAGCACCATCAGGTACATCAACGGGTCCGAAACGAGAGAGTACACCCAAACCAGATGTTGATTCTTTAGACATGAGTTACTCCTTATTCGGTGGCAGTTGCGCCGGTTACAATTACACCCAGCGTATCTACACGTTGAGCACCTACACCCCAGCGAGCAGTCGTCAAGAACTCGTCACGCTGACGGTCCTTATTACGCTCACTTTCAACCTTGGGCGGCTGTCTCCAAGCATTCATAATCGGCTTGTGGTTATCGTCCACAACAGACATGAAGATGTTAGCAACAGACGCTGCCGCAGTTGAGTTCGTACCGTCTACGTCAGTACTAGCTGCAATTTCAGGCAACAGGTTAGAGGTCCAGATGTCCCAACCATGAAGGTTCATAACGAACTTGTGCTCGTTGTTAAAGCCGTTCATCAGAACGTCCTTGAACATCGGAGACATATCCGCATTAGTATTCACAGTTAAGTACTTCTCGAACGTAGCAGCTACAACTGGATCAACGATTGCTACCCGACCTGGCAACGGAATGTTAGCCTTATCGAAAGCCAGAGACATCTCAATGAGATCATCTTCAGCCATAGTATCGTTAGAACCAGAACCGAGCTTACGATGCGCAAAGCCATTAACGTTATTCGGATCAGCGCCTGTCTGAGCAGCGTTGCACACTGCTAAGAAGCGAGACTCGAATCGTTGCTGGATTGCACGAGTAGCTTCTTGAGCCCGCATGGCTAGAAGCTGGTCGATCTGAGCACCGTCTTGACGCAGTACATCCGTAACGTGCCATGCATCACCAATGTAATCAGTGATCGTGAGCGTTACGTTGCCTGTATCAATTGGGTTATAAATTAGAGGAGTATCCTCTTCCACTTCCTGAATTGAAGCCGTACCTACGGACTTGATGTTCAAAGTCGTGCCTGCACCGAAGTCACTAACATCCCGGTAGAAACCTTCTGGGAGAATGACGGTAGGCAGTACCGACAGAATGAACTGACTGTATTGCTGCGCTTCAATAAAGGCAGTGGTGTTCAAAGTATTTTGAGCCATTATCCTTCCTTATTGATTCATTTCATCTTGTACCCGAGCGCCTACTGAGCGCCAAAGATCCAAGACTTGTCTTGATGAAGCTCCCACCATAATATTCGAGGGCACCTCTAAGCCTTGACCAGCTACAGGAGCTTGGCGTGGTTGTGAAGTGCTAGGAGTACTCGGTGTACCTGGAGCTGGTTGAGTATCGAAATAAGCTAAGAACGCTTTTGGCGAGGTCGCTGCCAATGAAGACAAGAACTCAACTCCAACGCCTAGCTCTTGTGCCTTCTGTTCCACATGGGTTCGAGCGTTATCGCCGAACTTCTCATGCATAACGGAATTCACTTGCTGAACATTAGACTGTTGGGCTACTTCTTGTTGACGGCGTTCATACACCTGTTCCGCAATACTCGCAAAGTCTTCTTGCCCACCAGAGCTGGTCGGCTCTTGGCGATTGTGCAATAAGGCTTCTTTGATCTCCTGAACCGCATCCGCTTGAAGACGCCCTTGTCGTAGTTGTTCATTCTCTTGCTCAAGTCTCCGGATGTGTTCTTGTGCGTGAGATGAACCTACGAGTGCTTCCTCTATCGTGCGATACTTAGGAGACCCTTCGTCGTTCACAATCGTGTTCAGTAAGTTACTGTACTGATCTGATTGCGGTTGAGCACTTCCGCTGGTCTGCGGGGCACTCTCAGTCACCGCCTGTGGTGCAGGGCTTGACTGATTCCCATCTACTTGGATAGCTGGACCTGAGCCAGCAGATTCTTGGGGTTGGTCTTGGTCAGACATTTATATTTGTTCCTTTTATTAACGCTAAACATCTACGGTAAGCGTCTAGTTTTCCTCCAGTCCGAGCTTGATACTGTGAGAACTGGTACTCTGAGTGAAACTCCTCCGAGTCGCGTGTCTTCTGTTCTTCCTGAACCCTATCGTGCATCCATTGTGCTACGATATCAAGGACAGGCTTTGCCGCTAAGACTTCCGCTTCGCGTTGCTGTCTGTCCGAAGCAGACCTGCACCCGCGATACCATGTATTTTTCATTCCTTTATGTTACACCTCCGTAGATTTCTTTGATGAATGAAATATCCCAGACATAACTGAGATCCTTTTTGAACTCTTTCTTTTTCCTGCCAGTTGAATTCACCGGCTCCCAGTCTGTTAAAAGCTTCTTGCCAACATGCTTCCTGAGCTCATCGAGGTACAACTCTCTGTCAGGTACATCTAAAGGCACGAAGATCATTTCTTCACCTTCGTTATACAGTCGCTCTAGGCACTTCCACTGATTGTAGTGATTCTGCACCCAAGGTGTGTCTGAACCGTCGTACCTGCGAACCCAAGACTGCCAGTTATCTTCTGGATGCCGTAAAGGTACAACCATTACATCCGGCAATACAGGATACCTTCTTCGCCCTTCTGGATCACCGTACTCAAAGAATGCCTTCGCGTGTTTGTATCCTACACCAAGGAGCTTCTTTAAGAAGTTCGACCCTGTGTGCGGTACACTGATGATCTTCAATCTGGAGCGTTCAGGTTTCACTTCCCTTTGTTATCTCGTCTTGAAGCTTTAGGGGCCTTGGTCTTACTGGACGCTTTCTTTTTAGGCTCGCCTTTAGCCAGTGCTTTGGCTGCTTTACGAACCTTACCGCCGTATTTAGATCCTGCTGCCATAATCTTTCTTTGAGCCTTAGCTCCGTACCCTACACCTTTTGGCATTATTTCTTCCTCTTTTTACCTTCTCGTATTCTTGCGCCTTCTGCGCTGTTAGCTTTGGCACTTCGTATACGAGTCTTGTTGTTATTCTTGGGCTTCCGTTTCAAAGGTGTTACATGATCTACATGCTTACCGTCGCCCTTTCGTACCTTGCCTTCTCTCTCCGCCTTTGCCCTTGCTTTGTTCCTTGCAGCCCTTGCTTTCTTCCTAGCTGGAGAGCCGTCGTAAGCCCGTTCCCTCTTAGTACGCTCTTTAGCGTTACTTTTAAATTGGCCCTTCTTCGGCACCCGGCACCTCCTCTACGCCTTCTACGTCAACCATTTGTTCTTCTCCGAGCATCTGCTGGGCTTGTTGTAGCATTCGCTGTGTTTCCATCTGCTCCACTACAGCAATGTTATCTCTAATAAGGCCGAAGCGTTCTACCCCGAATGCGTCCTCGATCATCTTAGCCAAAGCTTTCCCTGATACGTGAGGCGCGATTAGCTCACCCGCAGGCGTGTTAAAGATCCCTGTGATGTTCTGCACTAACTGACGCTGAGTGGCAAAGTGCCTTGCCCCCATAGGTCGGATCTTGCCCCTCCCTGTGATGTCATCCTTAGTGATGCTATTAAAGATTTCTGCTCCAATGTCGTCATCTTGGATACGGATGATCTCTTGCGCTGACATGTTCCGCTTTGCAACTTCTAGCATACTATTCAACAAAGGCTCTAAGAAGTTCTTCTCGAAGTTCAGTACCTTCTCAAAGAAGATACGCTCAGAGGCTTGATTCAACGTCTGAACCTCGAACGCTGTTTTCTCCCCTGGAGTACGTACACCCATAGCTTCTCTGGGGGCGCCTGCGTACAGTTCCATCTTATCTTCTAGGATTCGGATCTGCATGTCTGCATTCAGAGCTGCTGTATCTGGAGTTAACATCTCTACATCCTGATCCCCTTCATCGAGGTGAATCTCTGCAAAAGGTGCCCATTCGAACGCCTCTACCTCGCCCCTGATCTTCAGGGGAGGGAAAGCGATTAAATCGAATACATCTGCTTTGATGTTCTCCAAATGGTCAATGCGGTACTGCATCCCCACCAGATTATGCAATGGACCTTGGGCGTACAGGTTATCAGGACGGAGACGCCAGCCTACGTGCTCTTTCGTGCCCTTCGGCAACCAAGTCTGCATAGGCTCTTTCCTGATAACGAACTGTCGATCCATTACAGTAATAACGTGATCTTTCAGGAGTACACCGTTCTCAGTGTCGTAAATATCCCCTTCAAGATGCAAAAGCTCAACGTAAGGAGACTGGTAGTACTCAGATATATTCCCGAAGCCGTCCATCTGGTACGCTTCTACCTTCTTCCAGTCATCTTGCGTTAAAGAGCCTCTGAGGTTATTCCGGTGCTTATCGGCTTCCATGAAGGCTTCTTTGATGTATTTCAATCCAGGCTGCTCTTCCATAAGGCTGGCTAGTTCTCCAACCAACAGAAGCTGCCGCGTTATCTTAGGTGTTCTCTTGAATGATTCTGCCACAGGGTTGATATAAATATCTGACATCGAAATTCTGCACAATCGTGGACCGACGTAACCCTGTATGAGTTCTCCATTCATCTCCTTGAGTTCTTCTACCCATTCTACTTCAGCGAACGCATTCCCTGTGTCAATGTAATCGTACACCAACCTAGAGAGTGTCTCCTCGAAGTCCCCTGATCGAGTTTTGTTCTTCAGATAGGACTCAATCGCTTCTGCTTTAGCGTCATCTTCCTCTGAATCCCCTTGCCACTTCACCCAATCATCATTCGGTATCAGTGCCGCCATGTAATTCGCGTGCAGGTTATCCCTGAGCTGCGTTAACTTAGGATCATGCGTGCTGTTCCTCCAAGGGAGGTCAGCGTTCGTTGTGCTTTTCGTGCTCGTAGCAAAGATGTAATTCCTGAGTTCCGTTTGCTCTGCATCGAAAGACTGACGTTGATTCCTGAAAGTTTCGTACAGGCGTGTGATCTCTCCTGCTAAGTGCGTCTTTGGCGAGAAGAGATCTCGTATCTGAGCCACAGTGCCGGGCATAGTTACCTTCCTATATTAACTGCGCCCAGCCCACCGAACCTTTTGTTCGGCTGGAACTGGACTACATTCTTATCAATTGTGCTGGCAGAACGTCTAGGCTTAATGAGTATCTCTACTGCCGCTGACAGAGCGTCCTTGATGTCGTCATGCGGAGGTCTAGCCATTATGAGCTCTTCCTCCAGCATCGGTATGTACCCACCCCTGTAGTGCCACATAATTTGATTATCGTACTTCACTTCAAGGTTAGCCTGGATACGTTCTTCCTTCGTACCCTCATGCCTACTCGGTGCATGTTGATCTATCTTGATGTATATACCTTCTTCCTTGAAGCGTTGCAGCAGATCTTTAACAATCATACCCTGTGCAGCGTTCACTTCTGCTCTGATCTTTCTGAAACCCCACTTCTCGTTCATACGGACAATAGCTTCTTGGAAGTCCTTGATCCTATCCGTCTTGAAGCGATCTATGTCCAGAACAAAGATGTCACCTTCAGTATTCATACCGCAGACTACAATGGCAGTGAAGTCGGACTTCTTGGATAACGAGAAAGCGAAGTCAATCGCCGCCACTACGTTCATCTTAGTTTCTTTCCAGAACCACTGCCCGTTCACGTTCTTGAGGTACTTCGGATCGTAGTACTGGAACCTGTCCCTATTCAGGCGCTGTGATTCAGGGTCGTTCGGGTTATTGTAGTACTGTGCATAGAACTGCGTCTTATCCTCGTACTCAGCATATATCCTAGACAGTACCTGGCGGTTAAAGCCGAACTTCTTCCCGCTCTCTGGGTGTGCTTCCCGAGGCCAAAGGAACACCCCTGCATCCTCGACTACATCTTCCCATATATCCCAAATGTTTCGCTCGCCTACGATCTCATCATCTTCGTTGAACAAGCTTTCTTTCTGCTTCTTCCATATATCGTACTGGTCAGAGGGATGATACCGCGTACCTGCGGCTTTAATCATTCCACCAGCGTTTTTGATACTAGACATCTGTGACATAGCAGCGGCAGTTTTTCTTCTGCCATCTATAGTGTAAGCGTTATCAGGAACTACAACGTCATCTGCCACGATTACGTCTGCGTGCCACCCTGTCGTGTTCGTCGTCAAACCTGCGGTTGCTATCGTGAAATCCCTTATACCTTCTTCTTTTCTTAAAGGATGATCCACGGAGATTGCAGTTGTGCTCCATTTCTCCCTCTTACCTTCCTCTGGATCTAGCATCTCAGGCCAGAACCTCTTGTACACCTTTGAGTCCATCATGCCTTTTATTGAGTACAACTGTTGCTCTGCTAGGGTGCTCGTTGCAGAGATGTAAAGCACGGTTGTGTCAGGATGTTTCGTTATCCACCAACAAGTCCATACAGCTAGTATATGAGACTTCCTGTGCCCCCGTGGGAGCAGAACTAACTGATTCGAGTCGAACTCCCCGTCATGCGAACGGATGTCATGCGAGGAGTTCTGAAGCCACTTGAAGATCTTTTCATGTACTTCGCCGTACACAGCCTTTGGGTTCACCAGTTTAGCGAACGATAAAAGGTCTTTCTCGAAAAGCTTCTGGGCCTCTCTTATCGACTCAGGTCGCTTCACTTACCGAAGACTCGTTCAATATCATCTTTGTATAATTCTACGACCTTATCCTCTACAGGTCTTGTGCTTCTCCTTACTTTTGCCTTAGCCTGTTTATCTAGCCAAGATTGATCCACAAGGTACTTAGCCGCCTGAAAAGACTCAGGAGCCTGTTCGATGATTTTACGCATACCTTTCGATTTCAATCTCAGGTTCAGCCAGTTCCGCATACTAGCCACTTCTCCGGCTAAGATTTTAGAATTAGTAATCGCCGTCCAGTGTTCAAGCCCTCCTACTAATGTGGTTGCTACTTCGTATTCCGTGGGGTCTTCCAACTCCAGATACAATCGGTAGAACCCCGGATACACCACTCCGTTCACCTCCTTATCATCGAACGAAAGCGTATAAGCTACGGACTCTATGCCATGCGTAGCCTTCTCTAAGAACAATCCCGCAGTGTACCACTGCCCTGTGTCATTTTGCCATTTCATTAAAGATCCGAATCTATGTTATAGGTTATTGTGAAACGCAGTTCCGCCGTTGCCTGCAAATGCGTTAAAGGCATTGAAGACGGTGTAGCTGCTGCGGCTGCTTTGTACTTCACTTGCATATTAGTCTCTCCTACTAGGATCTTAGCTTGTGTATCGAGAGCTGTAGCTGCAAGATTCTGCATTTCAAGCGCTGCTACGGCTTCATACCCGTTAGTGTTATCTGTTGCATACGGTAGCCCTGTGATCTCTATGTTCCCCGTAGCTGTGCCTGAGACAGTCGTCACCTGGATAATACCCGTAGCTGTTACCTGCCTACCTATTCGAGTGTACTGTCCTGTATTCACACTGTAGGCCCAACCAGTCCCTGCTATAGTGCTTCCCTGAAGTCCGGGTGTGAACGAGCCTTCTTCGTAGCTCGTCATGTTATCTCTGGTTGTGTTCGTACTGTCCAGTATTACCCCTGAAGTTGATCGTCCTACGGTGGGAGCCCCAGCCCCTTCAGCGTTATCGTAGAACTCTGACTGGCAATCCACGAGCCTGTAATTCCCCCAGTCTGTCTTTGTGTAAGAAACTGTCCCGCCCATTATATTAGTGAACTTCGGTGAGTTCTCTGGCCGGGCCACACTGGGTTCAGTACCTGCGAGCCACAAAGATTCGCTGGCAAAGAAGGCGTTCTGTACTTCACAGCCAATAGACGCAGCACCTGCTTGGCCTTCAAAGCGTATCCCGTACCCTGCTGTGCCACCACCTACGTCACAGCGCCCGTCGTCAATGGCGTCAGTGCCACCCACTTCGTACTGAGAGTTCAATTCTGTGTAAACGTCTCTGATCACGTTGTTCTTACTTGTAGGGGCAAAGACAATACCTACGCCGTCATTCAACTCCGCAGTAACGCGAGTCATGCTACAGCCTCTATGTGGGCCGAAATACACGCCACAGCCGAGGTTTGCAGTTGAGGCTGAGGAGTCATCGAACTCCTTGTTGTACCCGTTAGACCATGCGTGTGTATCTTCAATCCATAAGGCGTTGCATTTGTATTGATCTGACCAAGAGAAGTCCTCTCTTGCTGCACCGAAAGCGATGCCTCTGCCACCATTAGACTTCGCGGTGATGTGCTTATAGGAGCCTGAGTACGCTCCGTTCACGTACAGTCCTGAACCTACACACCCCCGGACGTATATGTTATTGATCTCTGCTGCCTGTAACCGAGCAGCATACAGTCCGTACTCGGCTATGTCATTCCCGTCGAGGACCATATTACTGAGTACGAACCCATAGATCGTATCTTCAGCGAAGGTGTTACTCGGCTCGGTGTTAACTGCCGATCCTGATACTGCAATGCAAGCCTTCGTTGCCGCAGGTGTTTCCCCAGTTTTCCATTTAATAATGGACTCGTTCAACCCTGAAGTCCACGCAGGCCCACCTGTTTGCGTTGTGTACGAATACGAACTAGGAGATCCCGCCCCTACGAAGCCGTTCCCTCTGTTTCGCTGTGGGTCTACTATAAGACTGGACGTTATGAGGTACACACCTTGCGGCACGTAGCAGATCTGGTTACTATCCAAAGCTGCTTGCAACGCCGCTGTATCGTCTGTAGAGCCATCCCCTGTAGCTCCGAAGTCCTTCACTGATACGAAGTCTTGCAGCCTTGCTTCTACTGTCCTTGCAACGGAGCCTGTGTCGCCCTGGTCGTAAGTGAGTGTAGACGGGTCCAGTGCCGCCCAAGAAGCACTTGTACCGTTGGTAGTGAGGTACTTCCCTGAGTTCCCACTTTGGTCAGGAACCTCTGTCTCTGCAAGCGACGTAGTTGTGACTAACGTTCCGTTAATACTCAGCGTAGCTGTGTTCACTGCATTCGCATTCAGGATGTCATTCGAGTTCATGTCGAGATCATTCTGCATAGCATTCGGTTCCGTACCGACGTTATCCCGGTACAGCACCTTGTTATTCAAATGATCTTCAAGGCGCTCGTTATTTTCTGTCAGCTTGGCGGCAGAGTTGAACCCCGAATTCGGATCGTTGAGATTTATTTTAGACAAGTTAGTTTCCTTTATTGATCTCGCAGCGCAGAGAAGGCGTAGTCGCCCCTGAAAGCGTGAATTGCACAGTACGCTTATTGCCGAAGTCGATACGCTCTACTGCCGCTGATGTGTAGTCTTTAACAGCCAGCCAGTCAGCCGCTGTATCCTTGTCACCGCCTTCTGCAAGTACACGTAGGGTTGCAGTGCCTCCTCCGAAAGTCCCTGAGAGAGCCAGTGTGCCGTCTTTAAGACTCGTTACGCGGCATTCACCATCTGCGTTATCGCTGCTGTTAGCACTGAACGTAGCGTACTTAGCTTGGGCTGACGAAGCCGCCAGTAAGAATGCAACTATTAGTAAAAGTTTGAATTTCATTTTATTCCTCATGGATTAATAATTGTTCCCGCTGCTGGCGGTCTAGTTATATTATAGATAGGATCGTATCGTACATTCCCTGCTGCTTGGGGTTGCGCCCCGCTTTCCAGAATGTTAATTGTACTCTCTACTGACCAGTCAGTCCGAGAGGTACTGTACATCCTGAACTTAGCAGCCATTGGCACTGCCGTGCATTCAAAGACCCCAGTCGTGGGCTCGAAGTCGCAAGCACCGGATGTAATTGTTAACCAGATGTCATCTCCCGTAACGTACCCAGCAGGGAAGTTCACGATGTTGTACAGAGAATCCGCGTCCGCACAAGATCCCGGTGTACAGCCTAACGTACCGAAATGCTCCGTTGTGCCATCATCAGGAGAGTTCATTGTGATGCTACCAGGGGCGCTTACTTCTGTAGCGTTCTTCAGGAAAGCTGTAGTTGCTGCGCCAATACGGGTGTTCTCAAGACTGCCGTTCTGAAGGAAATCGCTCTTAGCGTTCGCGCAGTCGCCAGACGTTGTACTTGCATTCGCCGTCACAGCTATTGTATCACCTGATGCGTACTCGCATAGCGTTGGGTTCCCAGTGAAGGCAGTATTCAAAGTGCCCTGTATGGCAGTGCCTATATCTACTGTTTGATCTGTCCACGTTGTAGTAGCAGATGCAGGGGTTGATCCCGCGAATGCGAACGTATAAGATCTCCAAGTGCCGTCAGAAGATATAGTGAACACGCCCGGATCATCACTAGAAGAAGCTGTAGTTTCTTTGCTCGCCCATGCAATACTTGAATTCCCACTCACACTCGGAGTAACGGAACCTGTATCAGCATACCCACTAGGGAAACCAGACCACGTTCTTGTGCCCGGACCGATGCCAATAGCCCAATACAAGTAATTCCCCGATCCAGCCGCAGGAGTGACGGAGGCAGGGTCAGGCGAAGTGCTGAACCCTGAGGCTTGTGCGCTTATATCTGGAGCCTGTGATCCGTCCCACCCGTCAATGGCCGCTACGAACCATGACGCCATCTGACTTGTATTCAAAGTAACGTCAAAAGTTCCACCGTCTTCTGTACCGTCTGCGTCGTATCGAGCGCACGATTGCGATCTGGAACTATCGGGATCTGAAAGCACTTCAACCCAAGTTCCAGGCCAAGAAAAAGTAGTATCGGTTGGGCTGTCTGAATCAGCCACAATGCACGCGAATATTCCGTCTGTTGGTTCAACCGTAGCTGGGTATGTCAGTGTATGCGCACCGAGGTTGTTGTTCACGTTCCCGCTAGTAATACTCCCTCGGACAGTGGGAGTTGCAGACGGCCCAGCAGCGGCACTACCATCAATAACTAATTGTGCGCCGTACACTCGCCCACCTACATCCGTAGTAGTCCATGTACTACTATTCGATGAAATAGTTGTAAGTACTTTCGTAGCCAAGCCTGAGGCGGGAATGCTTCCTGTTTCCGAGGGCTCTTCTTGAAGAACGTAAGAGTTATCTACACTGTTAGTAGTGGGGGAGAAGTCTACTGCCGTTTCAGCGCCCATGAAGAAGATAGCGAGAGCGTCAGCTTTTGTGTTCAATGCACTCCCTGATGTTACAGTTTGAGCTGTGTTATCATTAACTTCTGCATTATCTTGACTGGACGCTATAACAGAAAGATTCAAATCCGTGGAATCGAACTCACAGAGCTGTAATGCAGAAGCGCCTGCCGAAGCAGTACCATTCACCGTGAGGCTTGTTTCTGTACCATCCGAGGTTTTATAGAATACAAAGTAACTTGCCCTGAACCCGCTACCACCCGTGAACTCATCTTTTGGCCCTTCAGACCACCCTGAAGGGGTTGACACTGTATTCGGCAACGTCCCATCTTTTTTCATAACTTTGAAGGCCGTTAGGAAGTTCCCGCTTGTAGGCGTGGACCACCCGTCTGTGCCGTCTACTGTGCTGTCTTCAGATCCCGACGTATCAGTGACGCACTGCACGGGAGTGCCTGTAATAGCAGCCTGTGTAGGTGCGGCTATGAACAGAGAGACAGATAATCCGAGTGCTAGTAATTTTGATTGCGTATTCATTGTACTAATCCTCATCTGTCCAACACAAACCACCATGCGATTCAGGACACGCTAGGCCAACTGAATTCCACCCACTTTTCGGGTAAGTTTGAATTAAGTCTTCAAGCGTGTAGTAATCCACAACTCCGAACGTAGGAGTCTTAGTCGAATCCCAGAGCCATTGCGCCTGGCTATTATCGTAAGTCTCTTTTGTTCTTGTTATTGAGAGATGACTAGGTTTCACTACCTCTGTGAACCATTTATTCAATAAAGCTGGCGATGTACCCGAGAACTCTTTTACGGAATTTTGTACGCCAAGAACACTACCTTCTATTGAATAATGAATCGGGAACTTCCCTTGATAAATGTGATCAGGCTGTGCCATTAACTGATACGGCCTGTACTGCTGGTCTACTTGTGCAGCATAATCTGCGCCTACTGATATACAGTCCCCAGCAATACTTGACCCTTGTACGTATGGCGTGCATCGCGGAGACCCATCCGGCCCACCGAAGCCCACACCTACCTCTAAGCCAACGTCCAAGATGCCTTGTATGTTCGAGACGGCTTGCAGGAAGTTCATGTTCACTGTTACACTAGCGTTTTCAAAAACTTCATCAGCGTGCCGCATGATATCTTTGTACCCAGCTACACGATTAGGAGTAGTGTACTGCGTGTCGTACTGACAAGCATTTGGGTTATTTGCAGGTACGTTCTCGCAACGCCCCTGTGCGGACTCTTTGTTTATAGTGATACCCTCGAAGTACGGGTCGTTCCCTACAGCATCGTTTATCGCTGTGAGCAAAAGCTTCCACCGTTCTCTTGCAGCACCTTCCCAAAGGCGTGCAGAAACAACACGCTCGAACTGGGTTATATGTCCTTCTTGTATGGCCCAACCCGGCATACATTTAGAAGGGTTATTTGAAGTTGGGCATCCATCTTTCATCCTGATCCAGAAACGCTTCCCTAGCGTCTGAAGTTTATCTATTTCAGCTTGCAAGGCGTCCATAGTGTAAACGCCTTTCTGTGGTTCAAGGTCTTTCCAGACCACGTAAATAGTAGCGCCTATAACGTCATCCTGTGTATCGAAGGTGTTCTCATCGTACCAACCATGCCGAACTGTTGTATCGTCAGTATTGAATTCACTCCGGCTTGATCTTACAAGCATGTACCACCCTGGGTGCCACGGGATAATAGCCCCACCTACGAAATCATTGATCTTGATCTTTTTGTACGTGTAATCCGGCTCACTCAGAAGACCTGCTAGTCCTATGCCGCTTTGGTTCCTTGTAGCGCCGATAGCGTTAATACCATGAATGATTGCGCGTTCACCACAATCTACGTCAGCGGAGTCGTAGTTAATCGGCGTAGTACCTGCATCAAGGCAGTACGTATCAATAATAACGGAGTCCGAAGCCCCATCACCGTTATGCCTCAGCACGAGTGTTGTGTCGTCATCGTAATCCCCGTCGTCCAGGAAATAGATATCAGTACCTTCAGGGAGAACCTCTGAGTTCGCCTTCCCTACTGTGAGCCAGCGCTGTGCATGACTCTGGCCGTTATTCGAGTCATTCCCGCCTGTACCTATGAATCTAGCGTTCGTGTCCTCAAGCCCTCCAGCACCAGGAGGTGTAGGCGTTGTAGGGAAGATATCCGAGGTTGCTGAGTCCTGCGTTATTCTGTTATCCCTTCCTGAGCCCGAGGGGACGAAGTACGCTGCACTGTAGTACTGTGTACTCGCAGACAGCCCCGTGAAGGCTGTCCCTCCTGTGAAATGCACTACCTCTGCCTCTGTCGCAGCGTAGGTCTGCTTGCTGTCTATATTCGTGTCGTCAATGCAATCCGTCCTACTCGGAGTCCCCGTGGCGTCTATGCATACATGCAAAGTGCCTACGCAGTTATCCCTTGAGCCTGATTGACTCATTGTCACGAAAGCTTCAGCGGATGTATCCGATATTTCACCACCTATAGTGATGTCTGTTATTGCACACGGGCAAGCCCTGGCCCGGTAGTACGTGCCCGTAGAGGAGCATTGCTTGAAGTCCGTGATGACGATCTCTGCGCTCACATCCGCAGGATCTTCTGCGGCCTGCACAACAGACGCGAGCAGGAGTCCGAAGACGGACGCCAAGAAAAAGAGCGGCATTATTTTACTGAGTCTCATTCAGATTTCCTGTACGTTTTAACGACGGCTTGCAAGAAGTAGAAGCCGAGGATAATATTCACGGGTTGAACAACCATCTCCTGAAGGATCTTTAAGGTCTGTTCGGACCACTTTGGGTCAAAGCCGTGGATAGCTGTAGCGAAAAGCATCATCGTGCACCACACTAGAACTACCAGCACGGCTATGATTCTACGAGCTAGGGCAGATGGAAGAGCAGCCATGTAAAGCTCAGAGTACAATCTCTGTGCTTCCTGCGTCTTCTCTGCTCGCTCCTGCTCAGTGTATACGACATCGTCAAGCCCCCTGACAGCAGATCTTGCAACCTCACCTATATCTTTCGGTGAGAACAGGCTCCTGAGTAGTCCCACTAGCCAGAGGCTCCCATGATTACACCTACAAAGAATGCAGCTATAACGAAGGTGTACGGGCGGGATTGAATTCCGTCTCTGATACGATCAGCTATTGGTTTAGACATTGTTTCTCCTTTTGATAAAACCGAGCATCATGGCCCCCACAAGCATAAGCCCAAGGGCGCCTCCATCCGGTACAGTGTGCGGGTCTGACTTTCCGAGGAAGAACGATACATGCGATACGACGCCCGTGCCGTTCACTAACCCGCCGTAATTGTAATCCATGAACTGATCTGCGTTCAGATCTACCGTCCCTGTGGTTCCATTCACATCGTACAGCGCCCATGTTCTCGCGTTCTTGAAGATGAAGTAATCAGCCTGAAGCAAAGCAGGGTCAGTGAATGTGACTACACCATCAACGATGCTCACCGGCACATCCTCGACCTTCGTGAAGAAGCTGAGGTCTACACCTGTTAGGCTACTAGCCCATTCGGTTTCGGTCTCTTCACCGCTGTTTTTTAGTGTATCGACTGCGATTAGCGTCATTATTGTAATAACTCCAATTTGTTCTGCCCTCTGTCAAGATCCCTGCGTATCTGTTCGTACCTGCGCTGTTCATACGATGTAAGGGTCTCCCCAGCATCTATCTTTCGCTCATAGAACAAGAAGATCTTCTGGTTCCTGTCTACATCTAGCTCAGTAATAGCACGAGTAGTATCGAG